CTGACCGTAACCATCTTTATATTGACCTGTTAATGGCGATACCATGATAATTCCTTACTTACGATTAAAAGGTGCGCCACAGCCACCAATAAATTGATTGTTCAGACCGCCACCAAAACCACCAAAGCCACCAAAGCCCCCGAAGTTACCACCTAAAGGATTGCTTATATTTTGTTGCGGTAATTGCTCTTGCTGTGCATACGGGTCAACAAAATCAGGCAATTGCTGTTGAAAAAAACTCAAATCAGGTTGCTGTGCTTGATAGGGCTGTAATGAACTAAAATCCATAGGACCACTACCTCCTAAAAGCGCGTTTTGTATCATCGGCAAACCAGCAAGTATTTGTTGCTGTGCGCCAACATTGCCTTGCTGGAATGCTTGTGCTTGCGCTGGTAACGACTGACCAAAAACATCAAGAGCGCCTTGGAACCCACTCTGTAAGTTTTGCTGTGCAGCTGGGAATAACTTGAACAGATCACCCCTTGCCTGTTCTGCTGCCTCTCTAGTGAATGCTTGTCCTTGCTCTAAAGCCTTAGTTTGTGCTTTAGCCGCTTTTTTTTCAGCGCCACCGAAAAACGTATCTTTAATAATTGACATTTATGTCACCTCTATTTAGCCCGAACAGCCATAAATCCAAAGCCTGTTTATTCTTAGTGAATGATTTTTTGTACGTGCCTTCTAACTCAAACCCTATGCTCAATAACCATTTTTTAATGTGTTTATACGGTGTTTGCGTTATTAGTTTTGAATACATTTCTGGCGCGTTTAGACTAACCCATGCTAGCGCTTGTTTTGTGTATAATTTAGACTTATTTCTCTTGTCTTTTAATATGTAGCAATGTATATCTAGCGCCGTCCTGTTGAATGGCGATAGTTGATACAAGCCTACGAATTCACCATTATCAAAACACTCTAGCCAGCAGTCGCTATCTGTATTTATTTCAAAGCAATCTACGCTGGTGTCATCTTCAATAATATCATCTATCATTGTCATAACAGTTGAGTGAATAAGCTCTTTGTTGTGTGTTCTTTTTATCATGTCAATATCCAGCCTTGAGTGGTGTCACCTGCGATATCAGCATCGCGCTTCACATACATAATTGCACCTGCTGTTCCTGATTCATCCATATACAACCTTGTTGGCTCTGCATCGACAACACCCTCTGGACTTCCTGTGCCACTTAAGATAGTCCTTTCTTCTAAAGCTAAAAGTAAGGTTGTAAAAAACAGCCTAGTTTGCGGCGTCATTGATAAATCGGGTTCTACTATAGTTGTATTTGTAGATAGTCTTGTTATTTCTGTTGTCATCGCCCAGCCTTAACGCTAGCTTCTAGCTTAATAAAAACAGGTTTTACAGGATCGGACATAACAAATCTAAAAACAGAAAACCTAGCAAAACGACCTAATCTGTACCAAATAGCTCTTTTTGTATATTGACCGATACCGCCGATAGATCTAGATAATTCCTGACTAAATGAATGCCCATCATTCGACACGCTAAGCCTTATTTGCGGATCTTCTGTCTCCAGAGTTCCCACCCCAGCTTCCATTGTCGCCTCTAGTGATGATATAGCTAATGCCTTACCTTGATCGCTTAAAGGCTGGCAAGAAAATACACGTATAATCTCTTGCCCGTACTCTGTATAAGTGTCTATATTCACAGTGCCAACATTGCCACCTTGAGAGTCACCACATAAAACCCTATTGTATGCAGTCACTAGAGAGTTAACTCTCCACCTGATAGTTTCTGTCAGTCCTTTAGAATTTATTATTTGACTTTTTCGCTCATTCCATCGACCGGTGATTGAATTATATTCAAATGTTTTGGTAGGTAATGAGAACCCAACAAAGTAAGCGCCATTTTGAGCGTATGAGTAAGCAAAGGATTGCTGTATCTGTTCTTGTGTAAAATCTTGAAGCGCAGAATCTATCGCGGTTGTTGATATTTTTTGTGCTGTGCCGCCGCTTGAAGCCCAAATAGCAGGACTTTCGTTAGTGCCTCCACCTATCCACATAAAAGAATTATTAGCAGATATTATCGAAAACTTAGCGAATACACCCTTATCAAGAAATAGCCCTGTGCGTCTAAAATTACCACCGTCATTAAAAAACTCTTCGAAAGTTTCAGAGCCACCAATGTAGAGCTTATTGTTATAAACGTGAGGTGCCACTATCTCGTCAGGGTCAGATTCAGCAGAAAAAACAGCTAAAGCATCCCATGATGTGCCATCGTTAGCGTCTGAGCGTATAAACCTTTTATTGTCGGTGGTAACTACGAAAAACGAATCGATAAAAACAACCAATTGAGGAACTCCGTTGGCTGTAAAACTTGGGTCTGTTATCTGAACAAATGGCGTGCCAGACGTTTCATCAATAATATAACCATTACCACCAGGAACCAGTACCATTAATTGAGTGCCATTATCAGCCATCGAAACGCGTTCGCTACCTGTTATAGTCCCTATCGTTACACTGGTGAATAACTCAGCGCCATCAGCATCTAAACTTCTATCAACTCGATATAATGTTTCGCCGTTCAAAAAGTAAGGCTTGCCATTCTTAACGTGTGCGCCCCTGTTGATCTCAGTAAGACCTCCAGTGCTTAAGATTTCAGATATACCAGCGCCACCGAACAAGCTGCCAGTAGACAATGCACCCTCAACTTGTGGGATGTTTACATACCAATTAGTACACTCTTGATGGCTGATAGGTAAGCTATCAGATACATAGAAGCCGTTTGATATTGGTAGCGTTACTTTTGGCATTATCGCTGCTCCACGACGAAATAAGAATCTATTTCCGCCGTGATGTCGTTAGTTGCCGCCACGTTAGCCACTTGCATTTTTATATAATCGTTTTGATCTAGCGTGACATTGATATTAATGTTAAAGAAAGCCAAGTCTCTTCCGCCTTGAAAATTGTTAACCTCCCTTGTTTGGTCTAGCACTGTTTCAAATGTTGAAGCTGAGTTATCCCATTTAGTAACCCGTAGCGTTAAATCATCTCCGCTTGTTGAGTCGAGCAAAAAGTCAGCAATGACTTTGAATTCTCTGGGCGTGTTCCCTAAATGCCTTAGCTGTCCTGCTGACGGGCTGTCAAAATGCTGTAAGTCCAAAGTACTCCATGAGGCTGCGGCTAAATCTACAAACGTACTAGGAGAGCTGATTATTGTTGTTGCCTCGGATGCTATGCCTATTGATCCGCCCTCGAATGTATTGGGGATGCCATTATTTTCTGACCATGCACAAATAAGATCGCCCGCTGTTATGTTAGGCGTAATATTTGTGTCAGTGGCATCAAATGCACCGTTCCTTGTTAGTATCGCGTTGCTTATTTGTAGTGTCGATGGGTTAATAAAATTACTTGAACTAAAGTCTGTAAGTGATGCGCTAGCTGGTAAGTCCGCATTGATATTCGTTCTAAACCTAGAAGCCATAGAAAAACCAGTTCCAGCCTTAAATATAGAGTTAACCACCATCGGTTAAGCTCCTTACGATAGATGTATCTACAAAATAACCACCAACCCAAGTGCCTGAAAAGGTCAACTCTGGCTGACCGCCGAACCTGCCAGTACCGACTTCCAAGCCTTGCCAGTATCCGCTTATCTCGCCGAGTGATGAGCAATTGTTATAGTTAATTCTTGCAAACTCGAAAGCATCAAAACCTGTTGCGCTAGTTAAATTGTAAACTTGCGATCCTGTACCTGTAACTTCTATTGCGTAATCTCTGCCCAATACATTCCCAGAGCCACCCGTAGGAGATGTGAACATTTTGTATCCTGCCGCGTTCGACGTTAGCTTTGAGATGTCAAACCCGTAACCTGTTATGCTTAAACCGCCAGATGGGACCTCTATTGATTGAGAGCCCATATTGATCACACCGTCAATAAAATATTCTTTTGTGCTATCTAGCGCACCAGCAAGATCTGCGGCTTCAGTGACTACAATCCTATTAGATAATCCTGTTGCTGGGTCTATAGTGCTTGATACGTTAATGACGTTACCAGTCTTTACTATAGATATCCCTGCTCCGCTCTCTAACGATGCCAAATCTGGCTTTAGAGAGGTTAGATTTTCGACCAAAGACACTCCTGTGCCGTCTTGCGTGATATTCCATTTACCTATCACACCATTTTGAGCGCTAACACTAAAGTTAACGCCTGCTCCACTCTCTAGGTTTCTGATATTGTTAACACCAGCAGAAGGCTGCTCAAGGATAGGCACACCAAGTGGGTTTCCAGATTGATTGAACGAACCAAGCCCACTAAAAGCCTTGAAAAGCGTAGAGTATGAAAAATTATAGTTAGTCCCTCCGCTTAAACCTGTAACTAAATCAGAAGTCGAAAAGGTCGTTTTTGTTGTTAGTTCACTTTCTTTTCTACTAACCATTTGTATTACTCTCTAAAAGGATAGAGCCGCCTTGCTCTGTTAATAATTCATCATCAGGGCAAGAGTAGAAATGATCGTCACTCCAGTAACCCTCATTGCCTGAGCCGATAGGAAGCGTACAAGGTAACTGAGTCGCTTCAACGTTAACCGTCAGTCTGCGTATCTCATCAAGCCCGTTTTTGGCGTTCTCTGCTAGCTCTAATGTTATAGGCAAGTCATAAGTAGCAAGTAACCGTTTTGCTAAGTTAAAAATGACACCCTCAACAGCGCCATCAGGAATAGTGACTAAATCTGTTGGATCGACAATTACTGTATAACCCAATCCGTTAAACGGGGTTAAACCCATCATACGATTCAAGTAGCGCTTTGCCGTTTGAAAGTCTACTGATTGGACGGGCATCTCTGACGCTTGAACAAGTATCTCTTGTAAAGCATCGTTGATGATGTCTTGTGCGGTTTCCATTATTCAGCCTTTTTAACTGGCTTTTTGGTTGGTTTTTTCTTAACCCAGCCAAGTGATAAAGCATACTCAAGAGAGTCGTCGTTAACTTCTACTTCTTGACCGTCAGGCTTGTATAGTTTGTGCATTTTAAGCTCCAGTTAATAACCTTGATGATAGCCACTCAATGAATGGCTACGATAAGACTATTAAGAGCCGAAGCCTTGACCAGCAAAGAACGGATTCATAACACCGTATGCAGGTAAGAAGTCGAAACGAACAATGTTTTTGTTCTCTCGTAATGATGCGCCTTTAGATACACGGATCTGCAAACCATCTGAGGTAGTGGCGATAGTATCTGTGCTGTAAAGTTTAGGAATTGGAACAGAACCAATCGCAAATGCTTGTTTATGCCAGAATAGGTTTGGCTGGATAAGCGTTGAAGCCGCGCCACCAAGGGTTACCACATCACCAGAAGTTAATGCAGAATCAACGGTATTGTAAGCACCTGTCGCTTCATAGATTGCTGGTCCAGTGATAACCAATGTACCTTCACCAGACGCGCCTAATGTAACTTCTTCTGTAACTGTACCGCTAAACAAAATCTCTGCCCCTGTCTCATCAACAATTGCTTGTTTGGTAGATAGGTTAAGACGGTTGCGACCTGTTACGGTAATGGTTTCACCAGCAGCAACAACCAAGTTAGCTTGGAACGCTGTTACGGCAATGCTCATTGTCATTGTATCTTTAGCTGACAAGTAAGTTGCAGTAGGTGTTGCCGATAAAGTACCTGCTCTATCCGCACCAGTACCAGTGGTATAACTACCCAACGTGTTACAAGTCATAACTTTCATGCCTGCAAACTCATCAGTAATAACTGCTCTGCGGTTGGCTGTCATGCTACCAGTTTCACCACCTAAAGAACGCTGGTTGCTAGCTAGTTTACGCTGTGTGAACGGGTTAGCAAAATAACACCAGTCTGCATCCATTGGTATTCCAGAGGCTTGCATCATTGCGCCTGCTTCTGCTACATGGTCCCAAGTTGTTACACCTGTTCCAACTGTACCAGCAAGCAATGCTGTGTTTTTCATTGCGAACTTAGCAAAATCAACTTCCATATCGGTTACGATACGTTTAGCTGCTGGAGCAATTAATTGGTCTAACTGGTCCATTTTTAACGCTTGGTCAACAAGATTCCAGTCTAGCTCCACTGTGAACATATCTTGAACAGTACCAGAGGCTTTACCAGTAATAATACTGTTAGCTGTAGTGCCTGAGATGTCACCATCACTAGTACGTGTTGATGTGTAATCAGTAGGACGTTTAAATGAAACAGTATCGCCGCTTGACGGGTCAAACTGTCCAGATAAAAGTTGTGTGTTTACGTTTTTAGAAATAACGCGATCAGACTCGAAAGCGTTAAGGAATGTTTTTGCCAGTTTCGGCGTGATGTTACTATCAAAATTGTTAGCCATGAGTGGCTCCTTTATTATTCAAATGTTGCTCCCTTAATTTGCTTATACTTGCTCATTTCGGGATCTGCGCCGTTACCTTGCAAATTAGTTGCAGGTTTAGGGGCGTTGCTTTTTTTCGGTTTTAACGCACCAGCTTTTTCTTTGATACCATCAAGAAATTTACCAACCATATAAGGAGACATATTGGCTAATTCAAAACCCTCTTGCGGTGATGCTGCTAGATGCTTTGTAATTAATGGCCCTTCTGGATCTGATAATATGTGCATAACAAGATCGTCCGATAAACCATACTGCGCCACTGTGTTTCCTGCTGCTTGTAACGCTTCTTGTTTGATACCTAGCTCAATCGCCTTGTTAGAATAACTAGCCATAGACTCTTGTAGCTTTACTTGCTGCGCTGCTGCCTCTTGTTGTTGACGAGCTTGCTGTTGTTGCAATTGCCAGTTTTGCTGTGTTGTAAATCGCTCATGCTGCCTTAGCTGGTCTTCATAAGTTTGCATTGCTTCATTAAATTCATCAGCATCATAATAGTCATCAAATGCAGGGCGTTGAGGAGCGTTACTATATTGCGCCTGTTCCTGCTCGCGTTGTTCAGCTTCGTAAGCTTCCAGCTTGGCTTTGTACTCTTGAGCCTCGCGTTCTGCTTGTTTAGCCTTAAACGTCTTTTCATTGATGACTTTCTGAATAGCTTCTTGCTTCTTAGCTTCTTCATCAACTTGCGGTTGTTCTTCGTGTTCCGCCTCACTATCGGTTGCTAATTCCGCACCATTGTAGTTATCTTCATGGTTTTCGATTTCAACGCTATCATCTTCGATAGTCGCTTCTTCGTTTTGTAGCTCACTCATGTGTATTCGCCCTTAAAGGTATAGTTAAACGTGCCAGCGATTTAAGGCTGCTGTAATCCTATTGACTATTATACTATTGCGGCGTATGCTTAATAAGTCGTTGCATACAGTTAAACTTATGCGATAAAGTACTGAGCTTTTAGCTCAATAGTTAAACAAGGTGATTGCAATGGACTTAGGGCAAGGCATAAGAGTTATGCTAGCAAAGAGGCAAATTAGCCAAACAAAGCTAGCTAAAAAGGTTGAAGTAACAAGGCCGTACATGAGTAGTTTGTGTAATAACGAGCGAGTACCATCGTTTGGTTTACTTGAAAGGATTAGTGAGGCGCTTGATTGTGAGTTATGGGAGTTGATAAAGGAGTGTAAAGAATGAAAAAACTTAGGCGTTTTAAATGTGGCTCATGCCATAGAGAATATGAGCGCTTTGTTGACGATGATATTCAATCAATCAAATGTGAGTGTAAATCAATGACGGCTAGAACATTAGCCACACCTAGAGATATAAGTAAGACAACTGGAAAGAGCCATATGTCGGTAGACACTTGCTTCTCGTCTATAACGTCAACCTTCTCGCTATAAACCTCTGCCGCTTGTGGTTATACAACGGCAGTAGCTCCCAT